AACTCCTGATCGTACTCTTCAGTGCTGATCGGGTTCAGGAAGTACGGAAGGTTGTTCTGCTGGAAAAACAGGTCGTACGTACGCTGATAGTTCTGCGGCAGCACGAACGGGCCGAAGTTATTCGCGGCAACCGTGATGAATTCCGTGACCCGGTTAATCTTCAGGTCACGGTGCAGCCACAGATCCTCCAGGGTCATATTCAGGAACTGTCCGCCCTGCTGTAAAAAGCCAGGACACTTCGCGATGGTACATGCGAGGTTGACGATCTGTTGAGCCTGGAGGTATGCCATTACGCTGCCTTCTTCACCGACGCGATCTTGACCTTGCCTTTCTCGATTTCTTCATCGATATGCTTGATTTGCGTCGGGTAGTTCTTCAGGTGCGATGCTTCGGCGCTAGGCAGCGTCTTGCGCTTCTGTTTTTCCAGAAGGTCGGCGTATGCTTCCATGATCTGCGTCTTCGTGCGTTCCAACTGCGTCAGACGTTCCTCCAGAACCGGAATCTCAAGCGCCTGCTGCTGACGCATCAGCGATTCGCGCAAGGTGTCCATGCGCTCATCCAGTGACTCTTTCGACTCGTCGGCGTACAGATAGCCGCTCACCGACATGGAAGCGCCGTTCGGGCCGGGAAGGTTGATCTGGAAATTGCCCAGCACTGCTGTGGTTTCGCTCATTGTTTCCTCTGGTTAGCGCCGGCGGTCGCCGCCGCGGAGCATTTTATCCTGCGCGACCTTGTACGCGTTTTCGTTCGCGCCCATGATGTTGTTTTCGTGATCCCACGTGCGGGCCACGATTTCCTTGATGGAGCGCAGAAGATCGGTTTCGAACTCGTAAGTCGAACCGTGGTAGTACGGAACCCCGTTGATCTTCACTTCGGTCCCGCCACACGGCGCGAGGTCGATACGATACCAGTAAAGATCCTTGCCGCTTTCCGCCGTGCGCGAGAAACGTTCAGTGACGTTCGTCGTGAACATGCTCGATTGAGCTTGCGCCGACAGACGCGCGGATTCTTCTTCGGCGATGAGTCGCGCAGCGCCGGAACGTCGGAGTTCTTCTTCCAGTTCGGCGATGCGCGCCTTCAGGTCCTGCTGACCGTCCGGCGCGCCTGCGTTCAGTTCTTCGTCTCCGCCTTCCGGCGGAGTGTTAGGTGTACGCGGGGGCATTTATGCTCCTGGTTACGGGGTTGTCACAGTGCCGCCAGTATACCCCGGCGTAAATGCGGAACCAGCCTCAACACGGGCCAAAAATGCCTGGTTGAGAATAATACTCCCGTAAAATACTTTCCATGATACGACGCGGGTCTGGTTCAGCGGATCCGACTTGTCAGCGCCCGTCAGGTAGTGGAATTCCGGGTTTTCCAGAAGCACTTGACCGTAGCTGTGGTTGCCGATGTAGATGGTCGGGAACACGGAAACGCCCGTAGCCGGGGCTGCCGGCGGCGTTTGCGCCACGCCGATACCCGTCAGCGTCACGGTCTGGTTCGGCGTGAGTTGCGTTGCCATACCCGCGAGCGGGCCGGTCGTCGGAACACCGAGGCCGATAGCCGTAGCGAGGTTCGACGGCGTAGCCGACGTGCCGATGTACACGTTGAAGATGTAGCCGGCCAGCTGCGGCAGAACGACCGAGATGGAACCCGTCGGTCCGGTCACGCTGATCGCGTTCGACACCTGGTAGATCACCTGTTCGACCGAAGTCTGAGCCGGTGCCGCCGTCACGATGATCTGGTAGCCGGCGTTCGTCGCGAGCGTGCCGCCTGAGGTCGAGGCCGTACCGTTGATCTGCGCTGCGCCCGTCCAGTACGGCATCATGTTGGACTCAACGAAGCGCGTGCCGCCAAACGGACCTAGCTCGTTGTTGTACAGGCGGTTCACATCGCTATACGACCAGGCGTTAGCCACGGTCGTATTTTCGCGCATGTCCTGCGCCGACAGCGGGTGAATCAGGCCGATGTAGTGCTGCATGACAGCCGGCGACTTCGACGGATCGCGATACGCGCCCGCTTCGATCATCATGTCTTCGCGTTCGTCGCCCATGAAGCGCGGTACGCCGTAGGTGAGGAACGAACCGACGATACGGTTATTTTCGTGCGGCGTCATCACGTCGGTAGCCAGCAGGTTGGCGCGGCTCGATTTGCCGTTCGCGTAGTTCACCTGTGTGGCGGCCAGCAGCGTGTTGAACGTGTTGCGCTCCAGCGTTTCCGGGAGTTGCAGCGCGACCAGTTCGCACGCCTGCTGGAACAGCGGGTGCTTGATGGTCAGGTTCGCCACGTCGGTGATGATGACGCGGTCACCCCATTGCTGGGCAGTGGCCGAAACCTGTTGCAGCGCCATCGCTTCGCCCGGGGGCGCTACGCCTTCCTGCAACGGCGCGAACGGCAGCGGCAGACGCTGGTAGCGCGAAGCCGTATAGGTCGTGCCGCGATTCGTGTCGAGCTTCAGCGGCTTGCCGAACTGGTACGCGACCAGTTGGCGGCGCGCGAGCGGCTCAACTTCTTCCTGAATGTACGCTTCAACGTCCGCCGTAAAACTGGTGGACTGGTTGGTAACGCCGGGGAACAGCGAGGCCCACATGAGGCCCAGTTTATGGTGCAGTTTCATGGTTTCCTCTGCGGGTTAAATATTCTGGTTTTCCAGACGTGAGCGACGCTTGTCGTGGTCGCTCGAAGGACGGCCCCGGCCCTGCACGTCGCTGCGCACGCCCGGCGACTTGCCGCGCGGAACAGCGGGTGGGACTTTCGCTTTGGGCTTGAGCTTGCCATCCGCGATATCCTTGCCGAGCATCCAGTAGTACACATCCTCGCGTGAGGCTTGCTGGCCGCGTGAGCGCGCTTTCTGGACTTCCTCTTCCACGCGCTCCGTGTACTTCGCGCGGCGCGGATCGGTCGAAACTTTCGACTCGAACCGCGTGCGGTCGGACATATCCTGCGCCTGGAACATCGCCTGTTGCGCCTGACGCTGCGTATCGCGCAGCGTGCGGTTCGCCTGGATCTGCCAGCGTTCCATCTCCGACGTTTCCGGATTCCGGAGGCGTTCCTCTTCGCGCTGATAGTCTGCGTCTACGGGAGCAGGCTGGCGAGCGGCCTGTTCTGCCGCAAGACGGCCCCGGCGTTCGACTTCAGCCTCCAGCCGAGCCAGACGCTCAGCAGAATCATCACGGCGCGATGCGGTCCGTGCAGGAGGATCGTCAGGCAGATCATCGTCAGGCAGATCATCAAGATCAGCGTCGCCGGGATCAGGTGCATCAGGATCAGGAAGATCAGGTTCATCAGGTTCCCCTTCAATCCCCGGGAAAAGAAGGCCTAGCAGCTTTTTAAGCAGCTTGTTCATTGTCATTCCTCAGGATTGCGTTCCGGTGCCAACAGATTGGACCGTCGCCGTCGCGTTGGTAACGCTGGTGATCTGCATGATGAAATCGCGCCAGGTGTTTTGTGCAACGGTCTGCGTGCCGTTCAGCGTCCAGCCGGTGTTCGTCGTGACGGTCCAGGAGAACGCGCCGCCGGAGGTGTTGATCACGCGCAGCACGACGGTGGAACCCACTTGCGCCTGCTGCGGCGTCATGGTGGCGAGCATCGTTGCGACTGTCGGGAGGGTGAGCGCTGCGCCTGCGCCGAGCGTTCCGGTCAGGTTCAGGTACGTCTGTTCTGCTGCGAAGATCTGCTGTTGGGTCGCGGTAAACCCCGTGGTGTTACTGGCAGCATTGTACGCAGTCGCCGGCCACGGGTTGACTGAAATCAGGGCGTTGATCAGGCCGACCTGATCCGGCATCGAGCCGTTGTCAGGAATCACAGGCGTCTGGCCCTGGATCGCCGGAAAGAGAGTGCCGATCAGAGCGGCGATTCGGGTTTTAAGCACGATATGCTCCTGTTTAGGCTTTCGCCGGTTATATACTTTACGTTGTAAATTGTCAAACCCCGCGCAGCAGGTAGAGCGTGAAGAGCACGCCGCTCCAGTCGAGCGCAGAAGACTGCTGAAGTTCATTCGGAGTGGATACGACAGGCTCGTAGCCGTTGGCGAAGCTGGGCCAGTTATACTCGCCGTCTATCAGACCGTTCAGGATAACGTCGCCGGTTTGCAATCCTGGAATGCTTACGCCTCCGGAAGCAGTGCCGCCGTTAAAAGTGACTTTCACGACGGTAGCCGAACCCGAACTGAACGTACTCATCTCACCCTCCGGGCACGAATAAGCGCACTGGCCGTGCAGGTACTGACACTGAATACCCCCTCTGCCACCAGGAACACCGTCGTAGTGGACGCTAGGCTGATACGTTCAACGGGCGTCGGGAAAGTCGATCCTTGCGTAGCCTGCGCTGTAAAGTCCAGTGTCGTGGTGCTACCTATCCCGCCGAAGGCGGCGGAAGTTGTGCTGATACCCCCCGCCTGGATAGTGAGAATGGTCCCTGACGCGGGGTTAAAGGTTACCGCTCCGGATACATCCCAATCGCCTGCCGTCAGGCTTACGCTTGTGATGTTCGTCGCCGTCGAGGTAGTAAGGCTTACGGCAGTACCAGTGTTCGTAACGTATTCGCCGATGCTTCCTGCATTCGCGCTATCGTTCGTCGTCGTTCCGACAATACCGTTCGTACTGGACGGTGTGATAGCGCCAGTCGCAGATACAGTCGTGAAGTGCCCCGCCGCCGGTGTTGTGCCGCCAACCACC